GTGTAGGCAACCATCGAAAAGCGGGGAAGCCCCGCAGGCTTACCATCGGCACCGGCGGCCTCAAGCCACGTTGGCGAGCAGGCGAAAAGTAGGTTTCTGGACATTGTGTTTACCTCCCGTTTGTGGGGACGAAAAAGGGCTTCCGATAGTTGGCCTTGGCCGGCGCGGGTTCGTCGTCTTTCTCGTCGGCCATCGGCTCCGGAGGCTTCTCGGCGGGCGGCGCAATCGATACCCCCAGTTCCTTGCACAGATTGATCTCCTTCGCCCGTTGCCGGATCTCCGCCTCCCAGTCCCGGCCGCGCTTCGCGTATTCCTCGGCGAGTGTCGTGGTATTGTTTGCGAGGCGCGTCTCTTGCGCGTTCGCTTCCTTCGACGGGTCAACGTGCTCCGTTCCGTCCCAAAACCACTGATGCTCAAACGTCGCGCCGATTGCCCGCATGGACTCCGGGAGATACCCGGCCACGAGGATCGCCTCCGCAAGCCATGCAGCGAAAATCCGATCGAGAATCACGCCCTCGATGACCGACTGCTCGACGCGGATCGACTTGAAATAGGTTTGAAAATCCAGGCGCCCGGAGGCGTAGTTATAGCCGCTCGAATTTCCGGCCGCGACGTTGAAAGGGACGTTCAGGCAGCGGGCGATCTCGGCGAGGATTTGTTCCTTGAATTCCGAATAGGTCGTGGCCGGCTGCTCGGCTTTTACCTGCCCGAGTTTCCATCCCTCTGGCATGACCGTCGCCATTTTGCGCTCGAGGTCCACGGTGTCAAAAGCGGAAACTTCCGCCGCGCCTTCCGGGGGGGCGTCCGTCTGGATTACCGCCGCCATATCCGCGGCCATCTCTGCCGCACCGATCACTGCGAGCGTGTAGCGGCGGAGTTGCGCGAAGAGGGAGAGGGAGGGTGTGATCTCTGGAATTCCGCGAGCCTGGCCGGGGCGGTCCACGCGGAAATAGTGGAGCATCGACGCGGCCTGGACGCTATCGGCATCGGCCGACGCTCCGGACGATCCAGGATGATTTTTGAGGACGGTGTAGGTAGTCGGATTGCCGAATCCATCGAAGGCGATCCCGTCAACGGTCTTGGGGTCCTGGCTGGTAATCTGGTCCGTCTCGATGAGGCGCAGGTCCAGTTTGACGGGTGAATTCAGGATCAGATTGGTCGAGAGAACGCCGAAGGATTCCCCGTCCATGCCCTTGGACATCCGCATGGTTCGGAGTTTTTCCGCAAGGCCGGCGGCTGCCGTCCAGGCGCCGAAAGCCTTCTCGACAAGGCTATTCGCCTCGACATCTTCCGTGAGCATCTGCAAGCGCGGCCCGGTTCCGATCGTGTCGTTTGCGAGGGTGAGGACGATCCCCTTGGCGTAGGAATTGTTAGCCGTCTCGTAGCGGGCGCGGTTGCGTAGCGTCTTGCGAACCACGAGGGAGTTCGCGGAATTCGGGGCGAGCGCGTCGGCGTTCGCCCAGTGCCGGCGGTTATCGTCCGTCGTGGCCGCGGCATCGTAGCGGGCAGATACCCGCAACGGGACGGCGCGAGACTGCGAGACCTGGCGCCGGGAGCGGGAGCGGAGCCAGTCAAACATCAGTCCGCCCCCGGGGAAACGAATTTCATGAAGCGCAGCCCCTTGCGCTTTTGCGCCATGCCAGCGATGGACTTATCGTAGCGATCGGCCTTGATGATCTCGTCGATGGTCCGCGCCTTGACGCTTCCAGAATCTCCCGTCACCTCGGCGGGGGATTGTGCCGCCGCTTTTGCCGTGTCCTTGAGATCTACTTCGGGCATATCTAGGGGCATAGCACCCCGCCCGATTATCCGTCAAGAATAAAACCGCTTTATCGAATAATCGTTACACTAATGTAAGTTTGCGAAGGGGAGATTATTCGCGCGGCGTCTCGAAAGTCATGACCCGAAGTCCGCAATACCGGCATTCCCGGCGCCGCATTATCCGCCCGCCGTGCACGGTCCGGGTGTAAATCACGCGCAGATCGCAACACCCACAGCCCCGGCATTCGAGCCCCTTTTGCTCCGGTGGATTAGGCTTCTTTCCCCCGCCCAACAATCTGGAATCTAAATCTGAATCGGTCAATTTAGCCTCTTGCGTTCGAGCCTCGAAAGATCGATTTTCTTCCGCGTCCGAATCCCGGCCATCTCCCCGCCAGTCCCCTGCAATACCGATCCGAGCATCGAAACCGCGACGGCGCAACCGGCGATCCCGTCCAGCCAGTGATTGTCCTTCGCATCCGGGCGGAGTTTCCATTCGTCCACGACGCGCCCGCGGCCCGCCGTCTTGACTCGGTATTCAGCCGTCAGGTGCTCGGATAGGAGCCGGTGCAATTCCGGATCGCGGCCAAAGAGGGAGAGGCAGCCCTTGTCCCCCATCGCCCCCGCGAGGCGCGCGTGGACAAACGTCTTCCAATAGTTCGAATCGAAGAGGACGTGCCGGATCGCCCGCCGCCCCCGGACGCTCGGCAAGCGCCAGTTCAGCCCGACGCGATCGCCTGGGCGCTTTGTGTATTCGTGGAACGGCTTCGATCCGGCCCCGACAAACCGCCCGTGCGAGGGCAATAGGATCGCGGCGTAGGTGCTCTGCCGGCAAAATTGGTAGACGACATCCGTGGACGTTCCCCAGTTGGCGTCCACGAGGCACAGGCCGATCTTCATGTCCGCCCCATCCTCCCGCTTCCATGACCGCCCAAGGAGTTGCAACGTCAACGCCTCGAGACCGGCGTAGATCGCCCCTTCCAGCGCCGCGCCTTTGGCTGCCGCTTGCAGCGTCCGCTGGATTTCCTTGAGCGAAAAGTAGGTGCGCCTTTGATCGGGGTATGTTCCATAATCCAAAACGTATCCGGTAAAAGCATCGTCCCATCCGCACACGACCCAATAAAGCGCCTTCCCCTGCACGTCCACGAACGCCGAAAGGTGCGTCACCCCGATCGGGGCGATGCCGCGGACATAGCCGTTCAACTTCCCAGCGATTTGATCGGCGGATAGCAAGCCCTCGTCCTCGAGCCCCTTCTCGATGAGCGGCTCGTTTTGATATTCCGCGAAGAACGCGGCCTCGTCCTGGAATTTAAGATTCATCGCGTGCTGAATTGCCGACACCTCGTCCGGCTTGAATCGTTCCTTCCACGCGACTTCCGCGCCCGCGTCCATCGCCTCCTGATTCGCGCGGTAGAAGTCCGTGGCCAGCCGCGCGTCACCGTGCATCCGGAATGAGTCCCCGCGAATCTCGGAATACTTCGCCCAGAGTTTTTCGTCCGTGGGGAATTTGTAGATCATCTTCGTCCGCTCCCCGTTCCAATCCGGATGCTTCTTCGTGTCGAGGATGTTGTCGGCCATGTCGCCGGGATGGATCACGGTGCAGGGCATGATGCCGCTGATTTTCTTACCGGGACCGGCGAGGCCGAGGACGGCGCCGCTGATTATGTTCTCGCGTTGCGCGCATTGGCTAAGGCTTCGGGCGCTTTGGTCGGTCTGCGGGTCGTCGATGATCACGAGCGAAGGCCGGAGGCTGTCTCCCTTTGATCGGGTGTGGATGGCGCCGCGGATGTTTCCGGTTAGGCCCGTCACCCGCACGATCGCCCCGGATGATCGGCTCCCTGGGATTGTCGGTAGCGTGATCTCGTCTGCATTCCATCCGATAAGCGTCGGCTTTCCGTGGTGTAGTTGGCCGGTGCATCGGCGGGTTTCATTCTCTAATTTTCGGATCGGGTAAACGGCCTCGGGGAAGTCGGCAAGGATGAGATCGTTTGTCGTCAGGTCGGTCTTAAGGTTTTCGAGCATCGCTAGGGCGTGGTCTTCACAGCTCCCGACAAGGTAAACGAAAGAATGCGTCCCGGTAAGTAGCGCCCAAAGGCAGGCGGTTTCGCATAGCGTCGTTTTTCCGGAGCCGCGCGGCATCGCCATCGCGAAGAGCCCGCCGCGAAAAACGGAAGTCTCCACCTTTCCGATGATTTTTAGGTGGTCCTTAGACCAGGCGAGGGAGAATTTTTGAGGGAAGTATTCTTCGCAAAATGAACGGAAGGAAACCCTGCATCGCGCCTTTCTCTCCGAATCTGCCACGGGGGGGATGTCGCCGATGTCGCGGCCGGTTCGGCTTTCTTCTGATGCGCCTACCCTGGCCCTCTCCTTTGTTCGCTCATATTTTTTCTGTGCCAGGGTCACGGCCTACCCCTTCTTTTGTGAAGGATGATCCCGCACGAGTTCGGCGGCGATCCTGGCGTGCTCGCGGAGCGGATAATCGGCAGCGGCCAGTCCGAGTGGAATTAGATGCCCGCGTATGGCTGCCAGTTCGGAACGATCCGGCCCGGCGTCATCGCCCGTGCTTTCGGCGGCGTGTTCCGGCGTCACGCGGTATAGGTCCAGGAGTTTGTTCAATTCCTTCTGCGCGATCAATCCGGTTTTGATATCCTGCGCGCGAATCGCCCGCGCGTAGAGGTCATTTAGCCGCGTGAATGCCGTTCCGATTTGTTCGTCCCGGTTGTAGTCGGCGGCAAGGGTGAGCTTCCGGCGTGCCTGGGCGATGATGCCGGCCACTTCCTCCGGCGGGATTCCTAGTTTCTCCGTGCATGCGGCGGTCAAATCCGCTGCGCTTATGCCGCTTACCATCAGCAGCAGGATCTTATCTGTCTCGGGATGCTCTGTTGGTTTCGTGCTCATGGACGCCCTCCATCCAGGCGCGGTGAAAGTGTAACAGGTCCCGGTCTTGCGTGATTGTGAATTGCTCGATGTTGTGGCAGGTCCGGAGGTTCGCGGATGACTCGATGACGTAGCACCGGCCGTCCGTAAACCGTGCGGCGATGATCTTGGCGTGGCATCGCGTGGCGCAATACCATCCCCCGCGGGCCGGAAGCTCGACGGCCAGCCGGTAGCAGGTTTCGGCCTCCTTCGGGTCCGCCTCGTAGAAGGCCGATGTCAGCATCGTGCATTTCCGGATGGCCCCGGCGTCCATCATTTCCAGGAGGCGCCCGGCGTTCGCGTGGTTGAATCCTAACGTTGCCAGGTGCAAATCTTCGATCATCGCCGGCCGGGCGTGAGCCAGCATCGCCGGAATGAGATCGAAACTGTCGAATGCGCCGGTCATAACGCAATGCTACGTCTCCCCGGCCGCTGGAAGCCCAGCAAGCGTCTCGGCTGCATTCTTGGCGCGCAAGGCATCGACGAAAAGACGGCGGCGAGGCCTCCGGGCGTGACGGGGGCTTCCCTTGAGCGGAATCTCCCCGGCGCGGTTCCTGGCGATACGTTGCGGCGAAGTTTGCACGCCTAGAATAGCGTCGATTTCCGAGCCGTCGGACGGGCCAGGATTCAGGGGGGGGGTGGTTGGCATTTCGTGTCACCGGACGAAAAGAAAGTGAACCATACTCCGGGAGGTT